CAGGGTAGAGATAAATTATATTCCTTCCCATTCCCAGAGGGACGTCCATTCAGAACTAATAGACTAAACTACAATGTTACCACTAATGGCAGTGTTATTGGTTTTGCTCTCGTTGTTGCTGGTAAAGTTACGAATACACTTCAAAAGACTAAGTCATTCTTCTCTGCTTTGGAAGACCTTAATGACTTCTCGGCTGACATCTCTGTACAAAACAACGCAGAGACCGATATTATTCTCGTAGCTCAGAATAGCCTATTCACTGGTGCTACTGGTAATAGTTTTGTTACCTGTGATAGTTTGTCGGGTGACCCTTCTGATGAATTGGTATATGGTGATGTTGTCACTTTGGTGGATGACAATGGTTCAGAAATCAACAAAATGGTTTACTTTGTTACCAAACCAGTTGGTTATGGTACACAAAGAAGTTCTTCTAGGATTTACTTCACAACCAGTTTGAACTTTAATATTACTGGTAAAACTATCCAGAGGGTTAGACTTAAGTCCCAGGGTTCTGCTGAACAGACCTTGATATATGAACTTCCTCAGAAAGTAATTAATACTCTTGAGAAAGATCCCCTGACTACTGGTATTGATTATCAGGTATATCGTGAGTTCTTCGTTAATATCGCCAACGGAACTTCTTCCGTTACGATTACTTCCGGTAGACCTAACGAACAGTTCATCTCCAACAATAGTAATACCAGTCTGGGTATTGCCGAGAACCTTACAAGACCTCAAGATCCTAATAGGATTGAGGGTAGATTCTTGACGGTCTCTAGTTATGTCCCACAAGACAACAACACCACTATGGTGTTTAACTTGAATAGAGCAATCACTGACTCCTGTACCGTTAAGATTATAACTCCAGTCCAAATCACCAATGCGAAAGCAAAGAGAAAGATCTATAGAGAAGACGTAGTCATTAGAATTCCTACAGACAAATCTACCGAACAAGTCATTTCGTTGGGTATTACTGATGGATTCCAACTTAAATCAGTCAAGAACTCTTTAGGAGTTAATATCACAGACAACTACTACTTTGACAATGGTCAGAGAGATAATGTTTATGACATCGCTCGATTGATTCTAAAGCCTGGTCTACCCGAGGCTTATGGAGAACTTGAAGTTATTGTTGACTACTTCGACCACGATAACATCGGAGATTTCTTTAGTGTCGACTCATACACTGACCAAGATGGTGTTGATTATGGTCTCATTCCTGTGTTTTTCCCAACTACAGGCAAAACAAATGCCAGTTCCTTTAGTAATAATCCATATATTCTGAGAGATTGTATCGATTTCCGACCCATTGTCAATACCTCAGGGTCCAATGCCTCTGTAATTGCCTCTCTGGTTTCAGGTGTCGATGCTCAACATTCTCATAACTTTAGAGATGAGTCCAAAGGAGGTAACGCTTTCGTTCCTCGTTTGCCTGTATCTAATAGTATCTTTGAGTCTGATGTTGAATACTACCTTCCTCAGTTTAACTCTTTGTTTATTGAGAAGAGTGGGACTCTTACACTTGTAGCTGGAGAGCCAGCAGAAGAACCAATCAGACCCGCTGACCTCGCTAATGGTGTAAGACTCTACGATATTCTTCTTCCTGCTTATACTTTCAATGTGAAAGAAATCAAGATTAAGAAATTCAACTTCAAGCGTTATAGAATGAAGGATATCGCTAATCTTGATCGTAGAATTGAGAGATTAGAAGATATCGTCAGTCTGACTCTCCTTGAACAGAGTGCTCTGAATATGAGTGTTCGTGATGCCGTTACTGGTATGGATAGATTCAAGAATGGTATCATTGTTGATAACTTTATGGGTCATGCGAGAGGTGATGTATATGCCTCACAATATAGAAATAGTATCGATCCTAAGAGAGGTCATTTGAGACCACCTTGTTTTGTTGATTCCATTAAGGTGGAAGAAAACTTCCAGACTGATGAAGAACGACTCAGTCTCGGTAACTATGCAAGTAACCCGTCTGGAATCGTAACGGTTCCGTTTGATACCACCAGGATTATCAACCAACCTTTTGCTACTAGGTCTATTAACTTACAGCCGTATTCGGTATTCTGTTATGAGGGTGTTGTTGACTTAGATCCACCTGTTGATACTTTCCAACAAACTAACAGACAGCCTGATCTCATTATTGAGAATAACACCGTATATGATGCCCTAGAAGCCCTCACCAATACTCTCAATGAAGAGAATATGCTCGGTACCGAGTGGGGTCCTTGGTCAAGTAGCACCAGTACTGGCACCAGTAGTTCTGTTCTCACAGGTGATGCGTCAGCCAATTTTGTGGCTAATAATTCTGTTGGTGTATCTGGATTGAATCAGGGAGGAATAGATCTGCTTGCCTCTGGTGGAGCTCCACCAATTAATGTCACCAGCTCAACAACTACCACAGTATCCACAAGGTCGGAGTTCTTCAGACAATTACAAATCGCCACTGGTCAAATTGATGAGACATCTTATGGTGATAGGGTTACTGATGTGGCTCTCGCTAGAACGATGAGAAGTATTGCTGTTTTCATCTCAGCAAAAAGCATGAAACCCAACACAAGACTTTATGCTTTCTTCGATGAAGTTGATGTAACTTCATATGTTTCTCCTGATTCTATTGTACCTGGTACAGAATTCCCTGATGGTATTGCTCGTTATACGGGAACACCTAATTCCAACCCCGGAGGCTTCGGTCTCCCCCTCGTGACAGACAATACTGGTAACTTTACTGGTGTATTCCTTATTCCTAATGGAAGACCCCCTGTAGAGGGATATCAGTATACCGGGATTATGTCTGATATTCAGTATCAGACCACAGGTACTACAAAATCTTTCGCCACTGGAACTAGAACTCTTCGGTTATCTTCGGATAGACAGAATAAGAAACAGACCGATTTGATAGAAACATTCTCACAAACTAACTTTGTTTCTAGCGGTATCCTTCAAGATAAGCAGGAAAGTATTGTTTCTACTCGTATTCCTGACTTTACAGCCTTCCAGGGTGACCCGACAGGTAATACAGAGACAGTAGTAAGCAGTAGTTCTACTGTTGAGAGTGCTGAGTATTTTGACCCAGTGGCTCAATCATTCCAGATCGACAACAATTTCAGAGAAGGTGTTTTCGTAACTGAGTTGGATGTATTCTTCCAAACTAAAGACCTCATTCATGGTTGTGAAGCTTTCTTGACAACTACAGATGGTGAAGTTCCTACAAGAACTATCATTCCTCACTCTAGAGTTGTTAAGAACACCGACTCCACACTGAGAGTTCAGTGTCAACTAGGAACTGAAGTCAACTCTATCGCTCTGGCAGCAGGAACTACTGTCATTGGATCTGAATCGGGCACTACTGGTGTAATTAAATCAACGATTACATTTGAATCTGCTGTCGCTAACCCAACAGAGAATGTGACTAATAAAGTCTATAATGTAATTCTTGACAATTATGTCTTGGGTAATTCTGATCAGAATATCAATAATGAGTTCTTCCCAGGTGAAGACATCGTACCTCAACTAGACCCACCTGTTACATCACTATTCACCATTGTCAATGACGAGTATGATGTAACAAGACTGGACTTGAAGAATGTTGGTAGTGGATATTCGACAGCTACCGTTAACTTCTCAGACCCAGAACTTCCTGGTGGACAATCAGCTACAGGTACTGCCTCCATTCTCAACGGAATGGTTTATGAAGTCAAAGTTACCAGTCCAGGTACTGGTTATGTAAAAGTTCCTTCTGTCACTATTGACGGAAACGGAGTTGGAGCTACAGCCAGCGTAAAGGTAAATAGAGGAACCTCTGCTGTAGTGATGGGTTGTGCCACTTCTGAGGATGCAACTTCACCTACTAAATTTAAGTTCCATGCTCCTGTTTATCTGAGAGGAAATACTTGGTATTCTTTCGTTGTTAAGTCTCCAAACTCTCTGGAATACAGAATGTGGACTTGTAAGTTGGGTGAAAACAAAGTTGGCACAGAAGATAGAGTATTTGACCAACCAAACCTTGGTTCTATCTTCAAGTCACAGAATGGTGGACTTTGGACAGAAGACCAGACCACTGATGTTAAGTTTACTCTGAGAAGAGCCAAGTTTAATACCAACACCCAGTCGGCTATTCCTTTTGTTAACAAGCCACTTGATAAGTTTACATTGA